CTCTGCTTCTTGATCGGCAATCTCCGAAAGTAACAGGTTTATTTCTTCAACAGTTTTCATAACAAATCTCCTAATCAGTCCGTATATTATAATGGCTTTAGGAGATTAAGCAAGCGTTACGTTACTTTTTAAAGAACTTATCGAGAATTTCTCTAGGCATTTCGTGGATTTTTGAACGTTCAATACTGATATTATCATCTTTCGTAACGTTTTCTAGACTGGGGCTCCACTCCGCATTCTTCCCACTCCATTCTCTCTTAAAATTCTTAGTATGCACAACAGGAGCTTCAGTAAAGATAGGCGCAGTATCATCTTCAGGTAACGGTATATTAAGACTACCGTTCATACCAGGCTCTTCAGGCTCGTTACGTTCTTTGAGAGAAATATTAGCTGCAATTAACAGTAAAATAGCTAACGGGTCAAATACAAATACCAGAGCAATGATTACCCATCTAACTGCTTTTTCAAGCGTATCAGTATTCTGCGTATCGTAAATTAACGCTGCAATATATTTGATTGGACCAACCTCTGCCTCCACTTTACGAATTTCGGTGGCGATAGGAGCTCGCTCTTCATTAAGAGTCGAAATCCGCTTGTTATATGTTTCGATTTCGTTAAGTAAGCGACCACGCTCTTTCTGTTGGGCTTTGCGTAGACTTGATGCTTTATCGGCACCCTTTTCATCTGTTGACCGAGCCATAACTTGGTCCACCGATTCATCCATCTGTTTGATTGCTTTGCGATTAACATCAATATTATCTTTCTCAACTTTTATCTTCTCATCAACAAGAGCAAGCTTAGCTGCTATATCACCTGAAGGTATAGCTTGATCAAGATGGGCTTTGGAGAGGTAACCAAATATACCTAAAGAAGTAATAATAGATAATACAACAATAGCCCCTGTTAGATAGTATCGTATAAGCGCAGGAGCAGTCCTCCAATTACGATAGACCCAGGATGCAGATACAACCTTGGCCAGTTCCAGCGTACCCCCCATTACGGCAATTGGGATTGCGGCCGAGGCAAAAATTGCCATTAAACCTATTACGGAGAAATACGCCGCTACACCTGATAGGAGTATTGCGGTTAATAGTGTAACACCAATTGTAAACATTATGATAACCTCACGTGTGATCTCATTACTTTAACTGATATCCACGAATTATACCATAGATCTTTATTTTCTAACACTGCTCTGGTAAATTGCTCTTTGGCTTCCAAATAATTAGCGGTACCTTTATTTGGGCATAGGTGAATTATCTCTCGAGTAAAATTCTCTACCCCAAGACGCTGTATGTCGCTTTGTAATTCATCAGAAGACGACCAATAGGTCTTCCAGTCGGATTCAGTCGTAACCCGTCTCCGTACTTTTTTAACTTGTTTTCTTCTAACCGACCAAAAGAATTTTTTACCAATGTATTGCCGGTTGTCGATTTTGTTTGTAATAATATACACAAAGCCATAATTATCTCCAGGTTCAAGAAACGCCTCACCATTATAAATCCAATCAGACATTATTCGTCTTCCGGATCTCCTTCATCCTCCGCCTCGATTGCTGCACCGCAAAAGGGACAGAAGTTAACTTCGTAGTAGGATTCGTCTTGTGAGTGTTTGATTTTAAAATCAGCATCACAGCTATCGCAGTTATACGCTCTTTGCATTTTTACCTTTTAATCTTTCTGTCTCAGCATCATAAACTCGTTTACGAAGTGCTGAGCTACTGTATGGATGGTCTCTTAAATGATAATGTAATTCAACGTTGTTATCTAAACACCATTGCTTCCCTGTAAAATCTTTTGCTTTATACTCATCACCTAAAAATCTAATATCAATATGTTGTGTTTTAAGCATACTTAAAAGATCGTCTTCAGTTGAGTAAACTAGAACTTCATCAACGTACTTACATGATGACACTGCACAAAATCTTTCGTAAATAGATTGAACAGGTTTATTTTTAGTATCAGGTCTATCAATTGTTGGGTCTGTTTGTATTGCAACAATTAAGTAATCACAAAAACGTTTTTCTTCCTTTAGCATTGTTACATGACCGGCATGAAAGAGGTCGAACGTGCTACAATTAAATCCAATTTTAAATTTGTTCAATTTCAATCCCACCTTTTAATAAAAACTCGACCCCTGTCGTCTCCCTGTACGAGTTACGATAATATACTTTACTTATTCCCGATTGATATATTAACTTTGCACAATCAAGACACGGTGCATGTGTAATAAACATTGTTGCATCTAATCCTGATTCACTCGACCTAGCTAACTTAGCTATTGCATTTGTTTCAGCATGCAATACTTCTGGCTTAGATTTTGTTGTGTATTTAGCTTCAGTATCATTACCTGTTCTAATAATATCTTCACATTCATTAGTCCAACCTGAAGGCATTCCATTGTACCCGATGGAAATAATTCTATCATCCTTGACAACAATAGAGCCTACTTTTAATCTTGTAGCTGTAGAAAGATTAGCATAAGTCTCTGCTACTTTCATATGCGCATCAATATACTTTTGTTTCATTACCATTTACCGATTGGACAATCAGCACCTTCAATCATTGTTTTAGCAGGCATGAAGCAGTAGCACTCCTTACACACCTTTACAGATGTTATAAACCTATCACAGTCTTTACAGATTTGATATCTCTGTTTAGAGATAGGATCGTTGAGTGCTTCTACTTCTTTAGCTTGGCGTTGTTTAGCTAGCCACTCAGGCTGCTCTTCCCCATACATCATTCCAATCTCCTTTAGTTGCACCTTTTGCATAATCAGTTGCTCTATTCTCAAAGAAGTTTGTATGTGTAGGTGCATTAATCATTTCTTCAACCCAGGGGAGAGGATTCTTTTTACGCTTAAAAATACCTCTTAACCCAAGACTAATCAATCGACGATCAGCAATATATCGAATATACTCCTTGACCTCTTCTTCAGTTAACCCTGTGATTGCCCCAGAGCGGAAAGCGAGTGATATAAACATATCCTCCAGACTAACCATTTTCTCCGCAATCGTGTAAATCTGCCCCTTAAGGTCATCATTCCATATTTCCTTATTTTCTTCTACGTAGGTACGGAACAACTTAATCATACCTTCGGCATGTTGGGTTTCATCGACAATAGACCAGGTAACAATCTGACCCATGCCTTTCATCTTACCGTGTCGTGGAAAGTTTAACAGCATAATAAAAGAACTAAACAACTGCATACCTTCTGTGAAGGCTGAGAAGGCAGCAATGTGAGCGGCAGTTGAAGCGGTGGTACCGTTTTTACTAGATAAGTCTAGTAAATAGTCATGCTTCTCTCTCATCTCGGCATACTCTAAGAACTGATTATACGTTGTATCAGGCAGACCTAAAGTCTCAATCAGGTGTGAATAAGCCGCAACGTGAAGTGCTTCTCTTGAAGCAAACCCAAGTAACATCATTCGTACTTCTGGTTGCTTAAAGTAAGGTAAGTAATTATTTACATAACCACCTGCAACGTCAATGTCACCTTGAGTGAAGAATCTAAAGATGTGAGTAAGAAACTCTTTCTCTTCAGCAGTAAGTTTTTTCTTCCAATCTTTAACGTCTTCAATCATTGGTACTTCAGTATGAAGCCAATGACTCTGCTCATGCTTTAGCCAGGCATCATAGGCCCATGGGTAGTTGAAGGGCTTGAAGGAGTCGCGGTCATCCGTTAATTTACTATCTACTTTTTTAATCATTTCTTTCCTTAACGTATTGGCCAGTGTTTATTGTATTTTTCGAAATAGAACATCAATTCTTCTTCATCATCATTATAGTACTCACCCACATAATCTGATTTAGTTTTTGAATTAACATTTTCACATAATGCTACTAATGTAATATTTTTTCTTATGTAGTGAAAGTCTTCCATCAGCGTATCAACTAACCATCTCCAGTTACCGCCTCTGATGATGCCAGCTTCGACACAAATGACTTTGCTGTACTGAGATTTATTTGTAAATTGCTTTAAAAACTTCTCTCTATATTCTTCGTGCTGCTCGTCTGGGTAGGGTACCTCTACAGGAATAATGTCTAGCATTTCTCCATTACGAGACCAAGCGTGAGCAAGGTGCATTGCTACGGTAGCAGAATAATCTGGTGATACCATCAGCAATGCAGTATCTTCTGGATTAAAGTCAGAGCTGTTAACTATCGTTTCTAAACGCTGTAACAGCTCCCACTCTTTCTCCCTCGTTATGAAATGAAGGGGTCTACGGTTCATTTACCCCTCGCAGGCTAAACACACATCTCCATCAATCACAGCCTTCAGATCAAGCTCTTTAATTACTTCTCTTTCGATTCTCTTAGACACTTTATCTGCTTTGCCAATTTTCTCACTTCGGCAATAATATAAAGTCTTAAGGCCTGTTTTCCACGCAAGGTAGTGTACGAAGTGTAGATACTTGATGTTGACGTCAGGTCTAAAGAATAGGTTAAGTGACTGGGCTTGATCGATATATTCTTGACGATCGGCGGCATGCTGTACAAGCCATCGCTGGTCAATTTCCATGGAAGTTTTGTAAATATCTCTTGTCCATTCGTCCAAGAAGTCGAGATGTTGTACACTACCGTCGTTGGCGATGATGCTACTCCATACTTCGTTGTAATCGAGTTTGGTTTCTTCTCCATTCACTTTCTCCTTAATAATACTATCTAACCATTTATTTTTTGTCAGATGTGAGCCCGAAAGCGTATCCTGACGATAAGCATTAGCACGATAAGGTTCAATACTAGGGCTAGTATTTCCCATAATGATAGACGAAGAAGCATTTGGAGCGATAGCCATAAGATGACTAAAACGTTGACCAGTGCCAACAGCATCTGGAGCTTCACCGCGTTCAGTGCCCAGTTCTTGATTCGCCACATTTAGATTGTCCCTGATGTGCTTGAAGATTTGTCTGTTTCTTCCGACCGCCAAGGCTGACTCAAAAGGAACATTGTTCCGTTGCAGATAGGCATGAAAGCCAAGAGCACCCACACCAATAGAGCGCTCACGCCCTGCAGAGTACTTGGCCCGCTTGACAGGTAAAGGAGCATTATCGATAAAGTACTGAAGTACGTTATCAAGCATCTCCGCAATGTCCCGCAAAAATAGTTTATTAGATTTCCAATCATCATAATACTCCAAATTAACAGAAGATAGGCAACATACAGCCGTTCTCTTCTTATCAGTAGGAAGAATAATTTCACTACACAAATTACTCTGCTTAATTGAAAGACCTAGATCTTTCTGAAATTGTGGCATGTGTCTATTAGACGTATCAATAAAATGCAGGTACGGTTCACCTGTCATCATGCGCATTTCTAGAATACGCTGCCATAGATCTTTAGCTGAAACTACTTCGCGTATTTCATTGTTATGTGGGTCAACTAGATTCCAAGAATCATCAGCATCCTTATCAAGCATACACCGACCAATAATTTCCATAAAGCTATCGGGAATATTAATACCGTGATGCAGGTTCTGCGTACGCATATTAGGATCACCGGTCGGCTTTCTCATTTCCAAAAATATGAGAATATCAGGGTGACTAATGTCCAGATAAGCAGCATATGAACCGCGGCGAGTCCTACCTTGTCTATAAGCAAGCGATGACGCGTC